TATAAAGGTCTCGGAAGGAGACTACACAAGGAAACTATTTAACAGGCTTGTAGGACTTTAACGCTTCTCTAAGAACATCGTTAATGCCTCTACTGAGTAGAAACTCTTTAGCCTCTTCATCAAGCTCTAGTTCAATAATAGCAGAGCCGTCAGCTTCTTCAATAAGTTTTAATAAATCTATCTTCATTTTACTGGACAAGCTCCTGAAGCACACTCATCACCGCCATCGAAAGATGCTTCATCAATCTTAGTGATTAGTCTAGTCTTAGATACCAACTCATCATAAGCTTCTTTTGTTATCTCTTCGTAAGGTGCTTGCTTGAAGCCGTGCTCACTGTGTAACAAGAATGACAAAGACTTATGATTGTTCTTGTAGTTCTTAGCTAAATACTTCTTAATCTCAGATAGCTCTTCTTTACGATAGTAAACAGTACAAGACACAGAGTTATCACTCCACACTTCCTGCAACCATTTAACTGTCTCTAACTGAGAGATAGCTGTCATTTCATTAGCTAAAACAGTTCCTTCTGGATAAGCAAAAGGGAAAGACACAACAACAGTGCTATGGTCTTCAGAACCGTCAAAGTTCTGCTGATACTCTACAGGATAGCCATGCTCACGACATACATTAACCAACGGATGGTCTGCTGAGATGCGGATACGACGAATCATGTACTGAGCGTAAGCAGGATGACAACCTGGAGTAACACCTGGCAACAAAGACAATGTACCGCTAGGCTTAACAGTAGTAATCTTTACAGATGTTGGGAAACCGTGTTGTTCGCTGTACTTCTTGTCAAATTCACGGAGTTGTGTATATGCAGGTCTGAGCCAAGCTTTTTGTTCTTCGCTTGCTTGTAGAACACCTGTAACCCCGATACCCATACGCATATTCTTATGAACAATATCAGCTGTCTCGTCTAAATGACAAGGAAGAGCTAAAGAGTGCTTGTTGATGCGGTATAGCAACTGACAGATGTCTACAAACTCTTCGTATGTTGACACATTAGGAAGCCATACTTCAGCAAGACAGCAAGTTTCATAAGCAGCTAGTGACTGTTCTGCACATGGATTGTAACCTTGTACATCAGGGTCTGGATACTGTGTCTCGCCTAAACGACCCATCTTACGGCTCAATTTAAGGTTGATAAGACCGTATGGCTCGCCTTTACCTTCGTAACCATCCCAGAAGTATTCATGTAAGTCTTTAATATCATTACATACTACTGAGTTGTTAGACATAGCTCTCCATGACGGAATATTGCCCATGTCCCAACGCTTTGCTAACAAGTATTCAACATCGTCAGCATCGCCAATAGCAATCTGAGCAGAACGACGCACATTACCAGCCACAACAACAGCACCAATGATGTTCATAATGTCTAAGCAGTCGATAGGACGGAGATTACGACCAGCTCTCTTTTCTAACACTTCGCTAATCTTAGCAATACCCCAGCATAGGTCTTCTGGACCACTAGCTGTACCGCCAAAGCCTTTGATAGGAGCACCCTTACCAAGGATGTTCATTGTAGAGAATGTGAATGTTTTCTTCTTGTCGCTTAGAAAAGCTGCTTTAAGCGTTTTGCCGAGAAGTGCAACCCATCCCTCCCTAGAATCAGGAACAATAAAATCAGCATCGGCAACATCAAGACGAGTCGGAGCAGTAAAATCGGCATTAACAGGAGGCAGTTTATCAACATTAACTTTCTGAATATTATAACCAACACCAGAGCCTAGCATTAACATATCCATCGCCCATGTGAAAGGACGAACAGGCTCATTGATAACAGTAAAAGCACAGTTCTGAAGACTGGCTAGACCTAACTTGTTTACAGTTCCTGTACCCATCTGCCATAAGAAACGACCAGCTACAGTGCCTTTTAAGCTCATCAAGTAGTAGCGTAATCTGTCTTGTTCTTCAGGTGTAAAGTTACAGTTCAACTGGTTATTAGCAGAAGCGATGACACGATTAACAGTGTCTTCAAACTCTTCTGTAGGGCTATTTGCGTCTGCTTCGTTCAAACGACGAGCATAAGTTCTTTTGTAAGTAATGTACCCAACGGTACTAAACGGTGTGTTAATCATTTTTATCCTTTTCGTGTTCAATTCTGTGACAATTTGCACAAAGTAATATGCACTTGTCCAGCTCCTTTTGTATTCTTGTCCAACTGTAGTGTAGTAAACTTCCTGGGTCTGCCTCCTTTTCTTTCATATCAACATGGTGAAAATCATACACACATAAGTGGTCTGTGACTAAACCACAATGTCTGCATTCACCGCCTAAATACTCAACTGCTCTTGCTTTGTTTACTGCTCTTGTTTTCTGCTGTTTTAGTTTACTAACTTCTGCTAATTTAACTTTATGCGTCTGTCTATATTCTCGCATATAAGCTTGTTTATTAGCAATTCGTTCTTCTTCATTAGCGAACTTCTTTTTCAAGACTATCAGCCCTTTCTTCTATCCTGTCCGAAAACAGTTCTACAATGTCTTCGCTAGTGATATTCAACAGCTCCAACAAGGTTATCTCATCAAGCTCTGTAAGTCGCTCTTTAATCTCGTGCAGTAGTAGAGGCATCTTTTTCCTTCTTGATGAGGTATTCTAAATAGTGTTTAGCTTTTTCTAAATCTTCAACACCGTTCTTATATGGGTATCGTAACAGATATTTCAATACATTACCAGCCCAGAAGTTTAATTCCCATTCTTCAATGATGTCCCAAGGCTGTATGGCTTTGCGGTAGTGATTACCGCCTACTTGCTTAGACATAACATCGCCTTGGTCTTCTTGACCTTGAGCGTAAGCTTTGTACGCATCAGCTAAGGTTTTCGGAGCAGGGTCACTATTATAACACACATTTGGCATTGCCACAGGGGATGAATACATATTATGGTCTCCGCTCATCATAGTCCTTTGATTTTAATACCTTTTTTAACCGCTGTAGTCCCTTGACTCCACGAACCACAGTCCTTACATTGGTATCTTTGGTATGTACCTGTTGCTGCCAAAGCAAATCCACGCTTCTGTATCTTCGTCGAAGCACAGCTTGGGCATACATGATTGTCCGTATTAAGATTGCGATTTGGAAGCGATTTAATCCAAGGAAGAAGCTTATAGTAAAGCTTTTCCAACAAGATGACATCCTGGATGTTGTACTTTTCCATACGACCCCAAGCTGCGTTATCTTTGTCCATACACTTAAGCCAAAGTTCAAATCCTTCATGGTCTACTTTCTTTCCTAATCCTAGTTGCTGTGAGACATAATCTAGCTTGTTAGAAGTAAACCTAAAGTTGCTCCTAACAGTACGCAGTAAATCAATTTTCTTAGCAGGAGATGGTGGATTAAGATTATGAAGTAAGAATTCCTTGTTGAGAATAGGTAGGTCGAACTTATTGCCATTGTAAGTAACAACACCGTCTGCTTCGTTGAGAAGTCCATGAATACCTTTCAGCATCTTCTTACGAGATGATTTGTGGATTGAGTCAAACACAACTTCTTTATCACCGAGCCACTTAGCACAGTAACAAAGAACTTGAGATGAGTCTATCATTTGATTGATGCCGATGTTCTGGTCGTATAAACCCCAGACATACGCTGAGTTAGGACTTGTTTCAATGTCTAGTAAAAGTATCTTCATTTAGTTTTCTTCTTCCAGTCAAATACAAACCAAGGACCTACAACTTCTAGAGCATCAACGACCTTCTGGAACTGTTCTAAGTCTTCCTGTCCCCAATTCTTTTCTTTGATGTCTTTCTTTAGTGCCTTTGCTGTACCGATTAGACGAGCTGCGACAATCTCATCGCAAAAGTCATTATCAACATCTAGTTTAACTTCCATCTCTCATTCCTCCTACGATTTTTAACAATACATCAACTTGCTTCTTCAAGTATTCGTTCTCAGATTCAAGTCGCTCATTGCGTTCTCTCATGTAACGAGCTTCTACTTCTAGCGTAGAGACAATGTGGTTTAGTTCTTCTTGAATGTCTTTAGCGTGTCTCATTTTGTTGCCATCCATGCACCGATTAAACAACCAACTAAACAACTAATACCAATAACTAACATTCTTATAATTTCATATTCGCTCATCATCGACCTCGTTTCACTCGCCTGCCATCAAATCAAATAATACTTCAGCGTCAATCACCGCTAATGGTGCTCTGCCGTTCTGTTTAATAATTACGATTGGTTCGTATGTGCCGTGTGTCTTAGCCTGGTCGTAGTAGTTGTACACCGCTATTTTAGCCAAAGACTTACACTCAAATACTGCTGGAATAGCTTCCTTAGCTGCTTGAGACATCACGACATCTTCGCCATGAGAACCCATAGGACAGCTTCTAAGGTCAAGCTCTGTTAACTGTGGATACCTTTCTAACAGTTGCTTTACGACCCACTTTTGCAGGTTTCGTCCCTTTGCTTTTGCTGATTGTGTCTTCACGAGCTAATACCTTTCTGTTCTTAATCCATGCTTTAGGAATGTGCATTCTTGCGTTGGTTTGGTCAACAGACCATGTAGAAGCTAAACAGAGTGCTTCATCTGTTTCGTCAACTAAGTAACCTACAGTGATGCAATGGTGAATCTCTGCCTTTGTCTTACCTTCCCAACCGACATCAGCAACAGCATCAATCCACGACACCTGAATTATCTTTGGGGTGGTTGCCATACATCTCCTTCTTTTCTTTGTAGATACAGCAATTGTCCGTTCTCTAACACTCGTGCAGCATCGCCATCGTAGGCTTTCAGCACTGCGTCGTACAGTTCCTCAACAGTTGTGCAGTCCTTGAGCATCTTAGCACCTTTAGCAGGACCGATACCTTTAAGACCTTGAATGTTGTCGACTCTGTCGCCAGTAAGAATTTGAAGGTAGAAGCTGTGCCAACCAGCAAATTCAGAGACATAATACTTCTCTTTCTTTCGATAGTTGTAGTGATGCCCTCGGAACTGATTAAGGTCTTTGTCGATGTGAACCATGATTGATTCATCTTCATCGAGAGCGTAAGCAGCAATACCGACAGCATCGTCAGCTTCTATACCTTCTGTGACTACAAACTCCCAGTCGCTAACTAAGTAGTCTCTGAGAGCTTGCAAGTGTACAGGTTTCTCCTGTGGTCGAGTTCCTTTGTATGGTACTGTGACTGCGATGTCGTTGCGGAAGTTACCCTTTCCAGTAAGGAATCCCTTATAGTCATCGCAATGAATGTCCATGCAAAGCTCAACCATCGTTGCTTCTAAGCGAGACACTGCTAGGGCTTCATCAACATCGTTAGATGAAAACCCTACAGCGTAACACAATGA